CAAGTAACGTGAACGGATTACTACTACAAAGGACGGGAATGTAAATGACCTGTAAAATGGGAGTAATAACACTTATCAAAGAGTTTGGTATATTAGCATGCTAAAAACTATGACATGAAGTTTCTCTTACTAGCTATTGCATTAATTACCTTATCGGCAAAAGGGCAAGATATTCCTTGCCACGCTAACACTATCATATTGCCAGCTGTATCATTCAATAAAGTTTGCACAGCCTTACTAGACAGTGGATATATTATTGACAAGAAGGATAATGACCTGCTGACGGCAAGCACTCAGCCGCGGTCCTACCCTAAACGGTTCAGCGCAACCTATGTGATCAATGTAAGAATGAAGGACTCGGCAGCTTATTTTACTGTAATGTTTAATGCGCCAAAAGATGGCAGTATAGTAAAAAACGAGCCTTCGATTTATAAGTGTAAAAAGAATGGCAAACCAGTTGATAATATTTTTACATACCCATTTTGGCTTGTTAACTCCTTTGCAATCGGGCTTGGTAAGGTCGAATATAAAACTAATTAAACAAAGAATCCCGGGCTTTAATACCCGGGATTCGTAAAATATACTTACTAACGTTATCGACTAGGTTGTGCCAGCGGTTCCCCAAATGAACGCATCGGGCCTTAATAATGCCAAGGCCACACGCGCTTCCGCCTTGATTGTCACGAGATTCCTTTGCACGTTGTCGCTATCCTGCTCGTAGATATTCACCGACAATCCCTCAGCTTGAATGATCTTGGCTTTTGTCCAGTCTCCGATCAGGATTCTGTTAGCGCCAATGTTTGATTCATTTGTACGAAGGATGGGAACACCCACGATAGTAACGTTACCATTACCATCAACTGTTACAGCATTACCGGCAGGCAATGAGTAGTCAGCTGGTTTTGTTTTCAGGATTTTAGCCCACACAGCGTGTGTTACCACGGCGCCATTGGCTTCGTAATCATTCTCGCCCAGGGCAGCAATGTAGTCGATCACTTTCTCTACTGATACGGTAGAAGAAGATGATGCAGCATTACCGGTAGCACCTGAGTAAATCTGACCGAAGAACTTGTTATCTTCTGCACGCAGGTAATCTTCTACCAGCTCATTGCTGACAAAAGACTGCATGAACGGAAGATCAGCAAGCATCTGTTTGGCGATGCGAACAAAGCCAGCCAGGAAGTCAACGGTGATCGTTACCTCAGTCATGTCATAATCGAGCTGCGACTTCAGTGCACCGTGTGTTGTTTGTGATTGGAACGAACCCTCGCCTGGGGGGGTGTTTTGGCGGTAGAATTTCCATACGCCAGTGCCTGAAGGGATAACATCTATCAGATCACGGATATGAAGTTTGCGACGGCCACGCAATGCAGGTTGTGCTGCGTATGAAGCTACCACACTACCGGTCAGGTTGGCTGAGGCGGTCATGGTGCCGGCATCTTTCAACTCAAACTCCATCTGGCTCTTTGGCTTCTTAGCCTGAACTTCCAGTTGAGCGGCGTTGTTTTTCCATGCATCTTTTAATAAAGACACAGTAGATTCGCCGTTTTCGGCAGCTTCAACAGTGAAGCGGCCTTTTTTCTTTTTGAACTCTTCTACCTCATCCATCAACTGCTGTACAGTTGCGCCTTTAGCGGCGATCTCGGTGTTAACCTGCTCCAGCTTTTCGCGGAGTTCTTTAGCGTCATTTTCGGCTTTTTCCTTCAGTTCTTTGAAGTCTTTGCCGGCCAGGTCTTTGATCTGATTAACCAGATCTTCCCTGTCTTTTTTGTTTTTAGTTTTGAACTCTTCGAAGTTCTGCACTAGGCCTTCTATGAGCTCTAATTCGTCTGCCATTTTGAAATAAGTTAAACGATGATTTAATCGTTGTCAGCTAGCGCCATCTTGGCTTTAAACTGCAACAGTTTGCGTCTTAACTCATCCTTATTTCTGCTGGCTTCCGGCTGACTGCCTTTTGTTAAAAGGTGGTTACACTCTGCGCATTTAGTGTTACCTAAATCGTCAGTGATGCCCGAAGAGTATGTTGCGCATTTCGGGCACTTCCTGAGCGAAGTGTCAGTGGATGTAGCGGTATCAGAACTTTTATGTAGGAGAATATTAAGCGAAGATTGTAAGGACTTGATACACTCATCAGATGCGTCTGTGTTTCTGATGAACTTTTGCATTTTGGATATTTGGCTATCCATTTTTTCTTTGATCCCATAACGAAGCTCTGAACGCAGGCCGCCGATGATTTCAGCGTGGCGTGAGATAAACCACATTACAAAGGTGTACAGGTCTGAGTCAGGGTCGAGTTGTGCGGCCACTTCAACAGCCGCCTGTATGCTGTTCATGCCGTTATTGATAAGCAGCGTTAACAGGTCCTGTTCAGTTTGACTAAGTGACTTCAACCGGAAATTCATATCAGCACTCAAGGCCTTTCGAACCGCTACCGGTCCGCTCTCGGTATGTGCACCCCAGTGGGTAAGGGCTGATACTTCATAGTGCTTTACCTCTGTAAAGTCTTTGCCTTTGCCTTTAATGTCCTTGAATTTCACAGGGTCAAAGCCAAATGAGGCCGCGACAATAATACCCTCGTCAAGCTGCTTGAGTACATCGTCACCCAGTGTATGAGTGCCATGTTTCACTCTGGCATATGCGTGGCTGTCATCATCCCACAGTTGTTCCACCTTGCCAGGCGCTTGCTCTTTCTTGTGATTGAGGAAATAGCGAACTATGCCGCTATTTTCCCGCCAGCTTTTATCGAACATGCCCCGGTTAGACCGGTCGCCATCGAGATCCAAAGATTTATATGTAGCAAAAGCAATAACCGCCTCACGTTTTGCGAGGTCGATATCTTTTACGCTTAGGTCAATCGCTTTTGTAATCATTGTATTTATGTTGTTATTATCCTGTTTGTGAAAGGCTTCCCGGCCTTATTGGAATTACTCTGGCCTTCGGTATCAGCCGGCCGTTCTCGTCTCTCTTAGCTCTTACGGCGCTACTACACCTGCAATTGCAGAGATTCGCCGCGCTTGCAGTTGGGTCACCAGGGCCTAACATGTAATCAACTCCACCCTTCGGCGTCGATACGGCAAACTTTCCATCTACATCGATCACATCGCCGTCAACTGCCCTGTGCGAATGCCTTGTACGATGATCGTTAGCCGCAACCCACTCCTTTTCTGTTTCCCACTCACTATCATCAGTAGCCAGCTTTCGACCGAAGAACGCTCCCTTATTGAGTTCTGTGCGGGCTATCAGCCGGGCACGTGATGCGTTTATCTCTGGCGCTTTTAGTTGATTTACGATCGTATCGTTTGACCATCCTTCTTCTGCTGCTTGTGAAAGAACTCTTAGTATCACATCGCGAGTAGTATCGCTTATCTGTTGTACCAGGGCGAAGTATTCGCGGTTAAAAAAGTCTATAATAGCCTGCAACCATTCTTCCGCTAACCCGAAACCAGCCTTCTCGATCTTCTTTCTTGCACTGCGTCTTATCTCGTAATAAGCCTTCTTGCCGAAGTAAAGGGCTGATTCTTTGTGCAGGTCCTGCAGAACTCCTGTTATTTCATCGTTGCCTATCGTTACCAATAACCGGTTTTGTGCGGTTGGCAACCCGAAGGCTTCCATATCATCAATGAACTGCTGAACCTGTGATGCAAGAGCGTTGTATATGCGCCGGGTGTATTTCTTTTCCAGCTGATTAAGCTTGGTGATATATGCCTGACTGTATGCTTGTCGCTCTTTTGCTGTCACGTTTCGAAAAGTGTTATAAATGCGAAAGGGACAACCCAACATTTTTATCTGTTGAATTGCCCCTTAATAATTTGACCGGGCTTTATCTGGTCACCAATATGCTAATATGCCTTATGCGCTCTTTCTGCTGTATCTCTGTCGCTCGCCATAAGGCTCTGTTGTTGCTTTATTCTCGGTTTCAAAAAGGTTAACTGTTTTGCAAGTGTGACAAGCGATCCGTATCCCACCCCATTGCTTCCCTTCATTCGACACTTTCTTTTCCGCCAAATGGCGCCCACAGTTGCAACAATTAAGTGTTATATATTCCCTTTGGTTTGACATTGCTTCTGTTGTTCCTTGTACTGAGCATATAGCTTATTTCGGTATGCTTCCCTGGCCCTGTTGCGCTCCCTCTTTTCCGTCTGACAGGTCTTCTCTGTTGGTATGAAGGGGAATCGCGTCATTACCATTTCCTCCACTTTCGACACATCTATCAATTCGGTAGAATTTGTCATACACTGCAAAAGCTATTTTGACTCTATTCTGAAATTGCTTCATGTCTTTCATCACTTCCATCGTCTGCTGCACTCCATCAACATAACATGCTACTGCTAATTTACAAGGAATTATTATAATGTAATGACTTTTGTCTGCATACAGAACAAAATTAGTATTTTCTGCAATAGCTTGCGCAACCTGATTTATGATACTCTCATCACGGTTGGGCAGGATGGTATCAATATTCACCGTTACATTGAGGGAATTGAGCCCTTCACCTGATGCAACTCGCTCAGCTAATCGCTTCGCTGCCTCTGATCGGTAGTATGTTTGTGGTGTATATACCATTAACGTTAGTCATTATGTCTAAATAAATAATCTTTCA